ATGGAAACGCTCCCGGTGATTGTGCCGGGAGTATTACTAAAAATCAGTATGGGAAAGAGAATAATAGTCGCATTTGATATTATCGATGAAAATGATAAAAGCATTATAGGGAAAAGTCTTAATTCTGTTACCACGCCTTTACGCATTGATAATATAACAAGTGACGATATCGTAAATATTGAACAAGAACTACAAGAATTTCTATTTAACGCTCGGGTAAACGAGTATATAGGTCACTTGTTTCACCGATTGAAGGATCTATCTCCAGGGGAACTCGATAGTAATAAGTGCCCAATATCTCCTCTGCGGCCTTTTTCGTATCTAATGAGTCACATTGAATTTCCGCATTAGTGCAATACTTTCCTATGAAAGGGTCTTTGACAATACCTTGTGTTACTTCTATTTTGTCTGAACTCTGTTCCCTCAAAGCATTTATATGTCTCCAAAATTCAGCGTTTTCTCTTCTTGCTTTTCTGCGAGACTCATCTGTGAATGCAACATCCATAAATTCGTATAATAGTTTTTCTTTCTCATTCATTGCTCTATTCATTTTATCGTTATTTAAAAGAACTTGCGGATACTGCCTAAAACGGCAAATACCCGCCGGATCATCTCGACTGGAATTTCCTGCTCGCAGAATTCTGGAGACTTGTTTGCCGGAATAAGACGTACAAATCCTTTTTGAACACCCGGACGAATACGTTTTACCGTACGGTAATCATCTGTAATTATACCATATATTTCTCCAGCAGGAAGGTATTCTATGGGAGATTTAACCTCTTTCAGTGCTATTACGTCTCCATTGCTTATCTCTGGTTCCATGGAATGTCCGGTAAGGTTACACCACATTACTCCCGGCTTGTTATATGGAGGATAGTTTATATAATAGTCCGGCAGTTGCGTCTGGTCATTGGAAACAAACTCAAAACCACCTATGAAATCTACATTATAATAAGGAGCACCTTTATATTCCTGGTTGATACTGGGGAGTGGTTCTGGAGTTGACGGATCATCAGCGCGGAGCATGGACCCTTCACCTGTGAGGAGCCAATCCGGAGATAAACCTATACATTTTGTATATATTAATTCGGAGTCAAACGTATTACGAGCTCCCCAAGCGCTAATAGTTTGCGCTGAAACCCCTAATAGTTGAGCAAATTTAGCCTTATTACCACTTGTATAGTGGGTAACCATAGCATCTAACATACCTTTTTTATCCATATTAATGCCTTAAATCTACAAATTGTGTATTTTTCTACAAAAACATTTGGCGTATATCTACAAAATGTATAGCTTTGCATCGTTATCCAAATGGAAAACGCTCCAAATATACAGAATTAACTTTATAAACAGAAATACAATGGCAAAAAAGGAAAGATTCATCAAGGCAGACGCTTCACAACAAGAAGCCATCGCCAAACAGTTTTTTACTACTACACGTACTGTACGTTCGGCACTGAATTTTGAAACGAACTCACCATTTGCGAAAACTCTTCGTGCTTATGCACTGAATCATGGATGTAAAATGTATGAAGTTACATTGATAGATAATCCGTATGAGAAAGTTGTAACGCTTTAATATAGTAATGTATGGAATCAACAATCAATCAGCAGGCTGCCGGCTTGCAAGTTTTCTTCAACGAAGAATTAGGCACCAATATCAGAATTAAAATGATTGGTGAGGAACCTTGGTTTATGGGCAAGGATGTATGTATCGCAGCAGGCATCGGAAAATATCGTGATGCTCTATCTTGTTTGGATAGCGATGAAAGGATGTCCACTAATATGGACACCCCCGGTGGCAACCAACAAGTTACAGCGGTGAACGAATCCGGAATGTATCATCTGGTGTTCCAGTCACGCAAGCCTGAAGCTAAAGCTTTCCGCAAATGGGTGACTGGCGTGGTTTTGCCTTCCATCCGCCGTACCGGTTCTTACTCTCCCTCATCCCGTACAGTGTCCAACCGTCTCCCTATTCCCAAATACCGCCCTTTCTTCGACAATTGGAAAGACTGTGTGGAACCTTTTCTTTCCAATTCGGAAAGGAAGCTCGTAGCACAGGAACTTGGAGTAAGTTACAACCATGTACGTAAAGTATATATGGGAGCTTCCGTAAGTGAACGCGTGGCGCGTGCCTTGACTCGGGTCGCCATGACAAACAAACAGAAAGGGGTGAAGTATGAAAGGCAGCTTCCTGTTTACGAGCAATTGAGTATTGAATGGGGAGAAGGTGCGATAGCTTTATAAATTATGGATATGGACGATATTCTTATTTGGATTTTCCAGGCGTTTCTTTGCGCTCCCGTCCTTTACGTCTGTACTCAGCTACATAAATCAAAGCGGTGGAAATAATCCGATAACAAAACACTTAACTTGATTGATTTTAAAATTAGTATTAGTTAGACAGCTACAAATGTAGCGAAACTATCCCGGTTCGGGATGAATAGGGATAGATTTTTCAATTGAAATCAAAGACAAAATTTTCTACGATATGAAAACATTAAGAAGAATCCAGAAAATAGCTATCACCGTAGGTTTAATTTACGGTTTTTGGTTGGGGGGCAATATAGATGCCACAGAGAGAGACAGTACAAGTGCCTTTATCATGGTAGCATTGGCTGCAGTGATTGGTATTTCGATGAGTATCCCCAATAAAGAGCAGGAAAAGAGCCTGTAAGAGGTGGCTATCACCCCGGTTCGATGCCGGGGCCTGCACTATGTTGAAAGTATAAAGTTTCTGATTATGGAAATGTTTGGAAAGATACTATGTGTAACATTTGATGAACTTGTAGGAGGTGGAATTATGAGTCTTGCGAATTATAAAAAGTACGTTCGTGAGAAGAAGTTTCATTTTGTGCAGCATGGTGGCAATGGACGTAAGGCACTTATCATCTACGAACAGTTGCCCGACAAACTTCGCAAACAGGTAGATGAACGAAACCCAAAAGCCAAAGAACAACTCAAAAAAGAACAAACCAACCCTATGAATATTCGCCTGAAAAGTGATGACAAGGCTGTGGAATTCTACAAGACCTATACTCCCAAGATTTCCATAGATCGTCAGAAGGAATATGTACTCAACGCCAAAGTGATGAATGCCATGATAGTACAGGAAACGGGACTGCAGAACAAACACAGCGAATACGGCTATAAACACAAAAGCCTTGTACGCAATACCGTCATTTCCTTATGCGAGGAGCTTCGCAAGTCTTTCAACCATACGCTACCGAAGAGCGAATCCCGCCTGATGGAAAAGTTCAGGGACTACAAGAAGCAGGGTTATGTGGCGCTGGTAAGCGGTACTACCGGTAACCAGAGCGCCCGCAAGATTGGTCCTCGTGAGGGACGTATCCTGCTACGGTTGAAGCGGAGCAAGTTTCCGGTATATACCGACATGGAGATATTCGACGAGTTCAACCGTATTGTGGCAGAACACAATACGCGTATTACTCGTGAAGCAGACAGACTGAAACTAATAGAATCTCCCCAGACAGTCATCAACTACCTTTATAAGACCGGTATCAAACTGTGGTGGTATGGTGTGGTGCATGGTGAAATCGCCTTCAAGAACGAGTTCATGCCGCAATTTGACACAAAACTTCCGCAGATGCCCAATACATTATGGTATGGTGACGGTACGAAACTGAACCTCTATTACAAGGATTATGACAAAAAGAACAAACGGATGGTGGCACGCACCATTGATGTGTACGAGGTGATGGATGCCTGCTCGGAAATGTTCCTGGGCTACTCCTTCGGTGCGGAGAACTTCCTCACACAATATGAGGCCTACCGTATGGCGCTGGAAACGTGGAAGGTCAAACCTTATGAGATAGTCACCGATAACCAGGGCGGGCACAAGAAGCCGGAAGCACAGGCCTTTTTCAAGAAAATATGTCACCTGCACAAAACCACCATGCCTCACAACGGCCAGAGTAAAACCATCGAAAGTGCCTTCGGACGTTTCCAGCAGCAGGTGATGCACAAGCTCTACAACTATACCGGTCAAAACGTGACCGCCACCAAAGAGAGCAGTCATGTCAACATCGACCTGATAATGAAAAACATCTCGCAACTCCCTACTTTGGAAGAGATGAAAGAACAATATCTGAAATGCCGTCTTGAATGGAACAGTATGTCGCATCCCACCAGTGAGACGGGGATGACCCGTATGGAAATGTACACGACCCTCAACAGCCCGAAAGCCGAACAGCTGGACGAATACGAGGTGCAGGAACTCTTCAAGCTCCTCAGTAAGGACAGCGTGAAGTACGGCAAGCAGGGATTCGTATTCAGCCGTAACAACAAGGAGTACCGTTACATGGTATACGATGAATCCGGACAGGTGGATATGGGTTTCCACATGCAGAATGTGGGTGTCAGTTTCCGCTACAAGTACGATCCCATGGACATGACCTCCGTAGAACTGTGGGAAGTCTGTGCGGGCGACAGGCTGAAGTATGCCGCTACCGCCACCCCGAAAGTCGTCTTCCATCGTGCTACCGCAGAACGCAGTACGGAGGAGAGCGAACGGCTCTACGCCCAGATACGCGCCCAAAAGCGTGCTCTTGCCGGGCACTATATCGCTTGCGAGGAACTGTTGCTTGAGGAGAGCATGGGAGAAGCCTACACCAAGCTTGTGATGCCCCTTCCGGTGGGTGAATCACAGAAGAGCATGGAGCGGCAGCGTGAACAGTACGCCAACGAGGAGCTGAAAGCTCCGGTTGCCTATCCTGAAGGTGTCGGACCGGGAACTTATGAAGCCGAACCGGAAGAAGAACCTGCGGGCATCGCCTCTCCGGGTGAATACACCAAGCAGGTTTCCGGCATGACTGAAGCTGAAATGTACCTGTCGTTCCTCAGCGATAATTAACCAGTATTCAATAATCAATTAAATACCATTCAAAAATGAAAGAACTCAGTAAACAAGACAAAGACGCCATACGTGACGCACTGTTGGAATATTGCGGCAACTATCCCAGCCAGAATCGTGCCAGCGAAAGCCTGAACGGTGTCAGTGCCGCAACCGTATCACAAATCTGCAATCAGAAGTACACCAGTATCAGCGATGACATGTTCAGTCGTATAGCCGCACAGATCGGTTTCAGTATGGACCGTTGGACATTGACTGAAAGCAATGCCTTCCAGCGGATCACTTTCGCGATGTCAGACGCACAGGCCTACAAGAATACCACCTGGGTAGTGGGCGATGCAGGCTGCGGCAAGACGACCGCCGCCATCGAGTACCGCCGCACACACCGCAATGTGTTCTATATCCTTTGCTCTGAAGATATGAAAAAGAGCGATTTCGTTCGGGAAATCGCCAAACAGGTCGGCGCTCCGGTGGACGGGACCAACCTGCGTGACATTCTGGAATATGCCATTTCCATGATAGCCTTTCTTCAAAATCCGCTAATCATTTTTGACGAAGGAGACAAACTGACGGACAGTGTATTTTCCTACTTCATCAGCATATACAACCGCCTGGAGAATAAAGCGGGGATCATCTTTCTTTCCACCGACTACATCAAGCGCCGGGTGGAAAATGGCCTGCGCTATAACAAGAAAGGTTACAAGGAGATAAACAGCCGTATCGGCCGCAAGTTCTTTGATGTGAGTGCCGCAACGGAACAGGATGTGTATGCCATCTGCCAGGCCAACGGGCTGACAGAGCCGACCGAAATAAAGCGTGTACTGCGTGAGGCACAACAAGGGGAATATGACCTTCGCCGGGTGAAACGGGTCGTACATGCCTGCAAGCGCATATTGGAAGCCAGACGGATGAAAGGAGGTACGGAACAATGAGTGAAGCGGTGAATGATGCCAGGACCTTTGCCCGTAATGCCAAAGGGGTACGTGAACTGCTGTCCATGAAATTTGATACGCTCCCATTCGAAGGTGAATGGTACGACGCTTTCGGTACTCCTGAAAGCCGCGGGGTATGGATAGTCTGGGGAAAGTCAGGCAGCGGGAAAACCTCTTTTGTAATGAAGCTTTGCAAGGAATTGTGCAAATATGGTCGTGTAGTTTACAACAGTCTGGAGGAAGGCATCAGCCTGACCATGCAGAATACCGTACGACGCAGTAACATGCTGGAGACAAACCGCCGTTTTCTGCTGGTCTGTGAATCGATGGACGAGCTCAGTCTGCGCCTGAAACGCCAGAAATCACCGGACTTTGTTGTAATAGACAGTTTCCAATATACGTACATGAGCTTCCCTCAGTTCCTTAAATTCAAAGAACAGCACAGAAACAAGCTGCTTATCTTCATCAGCCATGCCAGCGGTCAGAATCCGGACGGGCGTACAGCCAAGAAGGTTTTGTACAACGCCTCACTGAAAATCTATGTAGAAGGCAAACGTGCTTTTTCCCATGGCCGTTTCATAGGCCCGAAAGGATACTATGATATCTGGCCGGAAGAAGCGGAAATTTATTTCGGAGAAAAACCGATTTTGAATGATGAGAACGAATAAAGACAAATCGATCAGTGTCCAGCAGCTCAAAGCCCTGCACGCCACTTTCCACCGCATCGGTATGGATGACGATGCCAGACATGGATGCATCTATGAATTCACTTCCGGACGTACGGCAAGTAGCCGGGAACTGACGATGCATGAGGCCCGGCAGCTGTTGGAAAGGCTGAACCCACCGGATGAAAAAACAAGGGCGATGCAACTGGCGGAAGCGAAAAGTGTGTTCCGCGACATCTACCGCCTTTCTTTCATGATACCGCAGCTCAATCAGGGTTTCACCAGTGACAGTGAAGACGAATACCGGATGAACGTTGCGAAGCTCAACATGTGGTCGAGGAAATACAGCAAGGCACGCAAGGATGTTACCGCCATGAAACTGTGGGAGTTACAGGATACCAAGAAGCAGCTGGAAGCTTGGATGCGGCGTGAGGAAAAGAAACAGAAAAATGAAACAATATGAGAACGAAAAATGAAATCAACCAGGCTGTGGCGATATTGACTCGTAAAGCCGACCGGCTCAGTCTCGTACAGGCCGAGGTATTGCAGGGTAGCATGACCGAACAACAGGTATTCCAGAAATACGTTATGGAAGTTGCAGAAGAGAATCGTGACGAGGTGGTTTTCTTCGCCGCCCGCGATGCTGCCCGGTTTTCAGCCGGACATATCGGTCTGGAAGAACTGATACCGGATGTACAGAATATGACAGCGGCGGACTTTGCCGCCGCCGGAGCATTGGGTGTAGTAGACGAAGAGAGTGATACGATAATGCTCTCACGCAAAGAGTTCAACCGTTTATTGGCCCGCATCGAACGCCTTGAACATTGGACAGGTTTACGCCGTAAAGCTGCTCCCGGTGATTGTACGCCTCTTCCATTGCCTGAGGATGCCGATATGGATGACCTGATGAAACAGAACGAGGCCTGCCGTTACCTCTCATGCGGCAAGAATACAATCAAGGGCTATGCCTCCCGCGGACTGGTACACAGTTATAAGAAAGGAAAGTTCACTTATTACAGCCGCCGGGAGCTGGATAAGAAAATCAGGAAACTTCGCGATACATTATAACCATGCCTGCTGCCTACAACACCACCGAACGTTACCGGGAATTGAAGAACCGGCTTTCCGAATGCCGCGGACGCATCAATATCCTGGAAGAAAAGCTGCTCGGAAGTCCCGTTCCTCTTCCGGTGGCCGAATTCGACCGGTTGCTTGACGAGTACAGGGCCGAGCAGATACGACTCGCCCATCTGGAACAGGAACAGGACGGAAACAGTACCCCGGCCAAGACGGCAGCCGCCAAGGAGCGCTGGCGTAAGCAGAACCGGGACCGAAGAAAAAAATTACATTATTAACCCTATAAAAACATTTATTATGGCAAGAACAAAGAAAACAGTAGTCAGCGGTATCACCCGCGAACAGGCGGAACAGGCGTTTGCAGACTTCGCAGCAGCCGATGCCAAAGTACAGAACCTCACCTCAAAAATGGACATTGAAATGACACGTATCCGCGAGAAATATGCGGATCAGTTAGCAGAACTGTCTGCCACGAAGGAAAAGAATTTCGACATCATGCAGGCATACGCCGTAGAAAACAAGGAAGAACTATTCTCCAAACGAAAAAGCCTCGAGAGTGCTCATGGCGTATTCGGTTTCCGTACCGGTACACCGAAGCTTAAGAACCTGAAAGGTTTTACCTGGGCGGCCGTAACCAACATCTGCAAGGAATTGTTGCCGCAATATATCCGAACAACGGACGAGCTGGCAAAAGATAAGCTTTTGGCTGAACGGGATAACCCGGAAGTAGCTGAATACTTCCCGAAGATCGGCGTACAGGTTGTACAGGAAGAGACATTCTATGTAGAACCCAAGAAAGAGAATGATGCGCAGCAGCAATCCGCATAAGGAATATTACGAATACCGGCCGCATGGCAGGAACTGGGTGGTGTATCGTATCCGACGTGACGCCACCGGTTCCACCGGGACCAAGATCGGGGAATTCCTCACGAAAGAGGAAGCCCGCGAAGAGGTCTACCGGTTGAATGGCTGGAAATAATAAATGAATCATGGCAAACATATTGGATGAGGGTGCAAAAATGTTAACAAGTTCGCTTGTTTGGGGAGGGAGAATGACGTTCGACCAATTAAATGAATTGGATTGGCTAAAAACAACATCGTACTATGGTATTTATTTATTCATCCAAGAAGCTGAAAGAAGAAAATGGATAGGGGCTATTGACAAAGAAGGAAAGCCTACTGTTTATTATGCTACCAGTAAAGGACGTAAAATGTTAAGTGAAAGAGAATAATGGCAAAGATAACTTATAAATCAAGTATTCCCAATGATAAGCCGCTTTGGCTTCTCAAGCTCCAGATGGCAGTCAGCCAGCTGGATGCCACCGAATTGAAAGGAAATGAGCAGGATTTCCGGAACCTGAAATCATTCATCGACGCTGAAATCCGTTCGTTAATGGAAAAAGGCGACATCCGCCGCAGCTTTGTGGAAACCGAACTCCGGCATGATGAAGGTAGGACGGTGATACATATCTTCCGTAATCACATAATTGTCCAAACCTATTATATCGAAGCATGAGTGAGAAGAAAGACATATTGGTACTCAGTTCCCCGAACTTTGGTACCGGTAAAGAAACCATAGGCTACTATACGGGGTATGCCTGTGGTTACTGTCAAGGTAACGGCTGGTTCTGGAATCCTGAAATCATCCATGAACGGATAAAGATACCCTGCCCGAAATGCGGTGGAACCGGACGGGTAAAAGGTATCGTTACAGTGGAGTGGGTCCCGGACGGGGAAGTGAAAACCTGTTTCGGTAAAAAGCAGGAAATATGACACCGCGTATCCCGACAAACTACATCGTCCAAATAGACAACTTCCATTTGGGCGAATTCATCTACTATTGGAACTATTACGAACAGCCCTGCTCACTTCTTCTGCAGAAACCTAATACGGAAGGCCTTACCGCTATCAAGCTGGTGGTCGACAGTGACGAAGCCGCCAGTTTCCTTTTAAGGGCAAAGGAGAAGACTGGCTGCAGGCTGTATACGGTAAAATAACTTTCAAAACCATAGCAATCATGAAAAAGCATATCTACACAGAGGCCGAGAAAACTGAAATTACCCGGCTGTACCCTCACCGCCCGACAAAAGAGATAGCCCGTCTCTTTGGAATTTCGGCCGCTTCCGTTTATAACCTTGCCGACCGTCTGGGACTCAAGAAGTCTCCGGAGTATTTGAAAAAAATGCGGAGTGAGATGTCAAGGCAGCTTGCCGACAGTGGATCGGCACACCGTTTTTCAAAGGGGCACGTGCCGGCCAACAAAGGCAGGAAAATGAATGCCGGGGTATATGCCAAGGTTTCGGCCACCATGTTCAAGAAAGGACACATGCCGGACAATACGCTTTATGACGGTGCCGAGACTATCCGTAAAGACAAAAACGGACACCGGTACGTTTATGTGCGTATCTCTTTGGGGAAATGGATACCAAAGCATGCGCTGTTATGGCAACAGGCACATGGCCCGGTTCCGAAAGGCTACAATATCGTTTTCCGCGACGGCAATACGCTGAACTGCACACTTGAGAACCTGGAATGTATCAGCAATGCCGAGCTCATGCAGCGTAACAGCCTGCACAACCTGCCCGAAGAGGTAAAGGAACTCGTATATCTGAAGGGGCGCCTTTCAAGGGCTATCAATGAATCGAACAATCAATAACCAACCAATAAACAATCAATTATGAATACACTCGAACGTCTGCAGGGAATGGTTAATAAGCCATACCTGTACAGGAATGAAGAGGTCGTCGTGCTGGGTTACTGCGAGGGAACCGGTGATGACGGCGATGAGGTGGAAATCTACCTGAACAATGGAAAGACACTTGTCTTCAATTACATCAATCTTCCGGCCAAACTGGAACAGTTCAAACCCGTAACTACACAGGTCATCGTGCTTGCCAACAAACGGCTGGACGCCGTATCGACGGTAAATCCCGGTGTCATCCAGAAACTCCGCGATACGGTACTCCAACAGATTGAGGCCGTCAAGTCCTCTCCGGAGCATGTCAGCCAGGCGAAGCAGGTATTCCAGGGTGTGAACACGCTGATAAACCTTGCCAAAACGGAACTGGAGTATCGTAAATTCGTGAACGGGATGGAAGGCGATTGATTTAAAACTGGTAAGACATGAATCAATTTAAAATTGGAGAATGGAATCACTGTCTATGAAGGAGATAATTATTAAACATTATGGTTTGGAAGCCATACAATTAATAGAATCAGTATTATGATATATGGATATTTGAGAGTGAGTTCGGACGAACAGGACGTTAATTCACAAAAGCAAGGCGTTGATGGATTTGCCTCTGAAAAAGGGTGGTCGATAGACAAGTATATAACCGACGAGGGTGTGTCTGGTGGAAAAGACCCGGATAAGCGCAAGTTAGGACCGCTCCTTAAAATAATCCAAAGAGGTGATGTTATTATTTGTTCTGAAATCAGCCGGTTAGGTCGTGACTTATACATGGTAATGGATATTCTTCATTTCTGCATGGAGCAAGGATGTATTATCTACACTGTTAAAGACAAGTTCATCCTTGGTGATGACATACAAAGCAAAGTGCTTGCTTTCGCCTTTGGTTTGTCAGCTGAAATAGAACGCCAAATGATTCGGCAAAGAACCAAAGAGGGCTTGAAACTTCGTGTCAAAATGGGTGTATTAGTCGGACGCCCTATTGGGAAAACAAACGATAATTTTGAGATAGATAACAAGAAAGATGCTATTATCGAACAATACAAATGGGGAGTTCCTTTGCGTCGCATTGCCACCAACTTCAACGTGGACAGGAGTACATTAGACCGCGCACTTGGACGATGGGGTGTTGTACAGACTAAAGCATATATAAAAGCAGCCAGTACTACCAAAAAACTACTTAATCGGCTATACAAGGAGGACAATTATAAGATAGTGAAACTGGATAGGGATAAATGTCGTGATTTGATTGAACGGGATTTTACCATTCCTCAAATAGCAAATGAATTTGCAGAATATACCTATGAGCAAGTGTACGATACTATTCTTTGCGACGAGGAATTTAACCTGTTATACAGAAAGCATGGACAGTTGAAAGTGAAGAAATAATTCAAATCTAAAATGAAAGGAATGATAAAACAAAAAGCAATGAAACGATTTAAAACCGAAACATTTTTCGTTCCTCTTAAAGTCAGCGAGGAACTTGGCGTGACGTACGTCAAGGACAAGGACGGCAAGGAGAAGAGATTCAAGACGCGCAAGGCCGTCGAGAAATACTGCAGGGAGAACAAATGTGTCTACGTAGAACATAAATTCATATTTTACAGATAAAGATATGGAACTTATGAAAAAGCTGTTGCATGAGAGTGCAACAGCTTTTTTGTATCGGATAGTCATTTTCTTTACCTTTGTATCAGGTTTTCAGGATTCGTTTCATTTTAATCATTACGCCCTATGAAAAAGTATCGTACCAAGCTGGTAGGGTGCAGTTATGCTTTCAGAGTGGAGGATATCGTGCGCATCTATGACTCCCACCGTCATAGCGGCCTTTCCAACCGGGAAATTCTCCGCCGTTACATCTGGCCCAAATACCATATTTGTGAGAAGACTTTCTACAACATTATCAATGCCAGCGTCGATCCGCGTGTCATCAGCCGTCAGGAAGAGATGCGCTCGCAGCTCACGCTGTTCTAAGTTATTTCCTCTCTATCACCTTGCAGGTAAAGTCCGTAATATCCTCCACCAGTTCCTCATGGTTGTGGTTAGTACTGCTGCCTGTTCTTCTGAAGACACTGAACGAGGTCTTTCCGTCATCTCCGGAAATGTTGAAGAGGTGGCTGTCCATTTTCTCCAGCAGGTCGAACCTTTCCAAAGCCTGCTGCCGGAATTCACTATCTTCCCGCGCACTTCCTTTCCAGGATGTGACTATATGCAGCCTTAGTGTCACGTCGGCCTGTTGCGGCATGCCCCCGTTCCATTTTACCGGTCTGAACTCGATAAATACCGCTGGTGTTTCAAACGCCTCTTCCTGTTCCAGAAATGACACCTGCTCATTCCAGAGGTCAAATGTCTTGATAACGGGTTCTCCCGTTTCATCTGTAAGCTGTTTCAACCTTTCCATAAGGCTGAGATAAAGGAATTTTCTCATGATGTATAATTTTTAGTACCTGCTATTTAAAAACTTCTTTGGTATTGTTTTCCGCTATCTCCCTGATGATGTGCTCCACTTCCGGATGCATGCCGATAAACTGTCTGCGCGGCATGACAATCTTACTTCCCGCCCTCTTCATGGCCATCCGTTTACAAAACAGTGCCTCTTCAGTAGGTTCCCTCTTATAATTATCGGTAAGCATCCTGTACATATACCAGAAATAACCTTTCATTTTTCCGGTGACGGTAATGGTTCCTCCGGAATTATGGATAGCGGCATATTCCAGGTCGCTGCTGAATATTACGCTGTGCCCGGTCGTTTCACTTCTGATGCTTCGACGCAGTTCTCCGGTACGCATCAACAGTCCCCGGCTTTCGTCATCACTGAATTTACGGCGTGCCCAATGTTCATTGAAGAAAGCTTCCCGCTCGAAATTACGGTCGAACTCTTCGCCTATCTCCGTACCGACATCTTTCAGTGTAAGGCTGATGAAACGTTTTATTTTCCGTTCCAGCTCTTGGGTTATGTCTGATTTTGGGGTCATAATGCTTGTTTATTAAATAAATAGCCGTATCTTTGTGTCATTGAAGGGAGTAATTTAAAAATGTGGCTCCGGATTGCAGTTCCGGGGATGCTATTTTCAAATTACTCTCTTCTTTTTGTAAGATACTGCAGGATATCCTCACTGTCCGAAATGCTGTGCAGTTTCGCTGATCCGTCAAGTAACTCCCTCACAATGATCCAGCTTTTTTCGCCATGCAGGGTCACTTCAAACAGATGCATCGTAATGTCCGGATCATGTTTGTCAGGCCCACATCCCAAATAAGGAGCTTCAGCGATAACCTTTTCTATATCCAGCAGCATCCTGTTTTTCTCCACAATCCATTTATGAGGCTGATTGAGCCATTCCTTTATGTTAGTACCACTGACATGTATATCCATTCCGAACTGTTCGTTTCTCAAAACCCGTTTTTTCAGGAATTGTGCTTTTTCTTTGACTTCATTCCTCAGTTTCCTCAGCTCGTCTTTCTCTCTGAGCATTTCACGAATAACCTTGCAAGCTGCACATAATTCATTGTCGGGTATCTTTGTCAGTTTAAGCATGCCAGGTTTGTCCGGACAATCCTTACATCGGCTGATGGTATAGGGATTATAGAACGGGAAGCATGCCATTTGCTTTCCCGGGTTGAACCGCATCATTTCCTGGTGTTTTCCTGCCGTTGCCTGGCTGCCTGCCAGCATCGCCCGGTGTTCATCGCTTTCCGGATACTTGTCCCGGCGTACACGTATCGCCGTACAGCGGCAGTTCCAACCGTTTGGCGGGAAATATTCATCCCAAAACTTGGAAGTGATTGGCAGTGTGACGTTATGTAGTGCCCGGTGCGCCTCACGTACCCGCTTATCGCCTACGGTACGGTATTGCAGCAGGTACCGGTTCCGGTCTTCATCATCCCACCATTGTTTCCATCTGGCTGCCATGGCAGCCGAAGACATGGCGAAGTTGTATTCCGACTTCAGATACCAGCGGTTATAGGTTTCGTTCACCTTTTGAACATCGTTCAGGAAGCGTTCAAAGGGTTTTCGGCTCCCGTCCGTATCGAGCAGTGACGGAAATGCCTCGTTCAGTTCGTGGAAGGTTTTGAAGCCGGAAAACACATAATTGCTTTCCTTGAGCCGCTGCATGCTGATTTCGTCCATGGACCGTTTATGCAGTATATAATCCACAGCCTTATCCAATATGCCGGCATGGCTGCGGATAAAACGCTTCACCTCTTTGTCGTCAAGCATCTCCGGGGTAAATTCCGGCTGTTTGTAAAGCCATCGCATCAGAAGGATAAAAGACGCTTCCACGCCTGAGGTGTCCACATTTCTATTGCTTTCTTCATTCGATGATGCGGACAGCGGTATTTCCCCACCGTAATAAACCATTCCGGCCCGTCTGTGCAGCCCTTCGTAGTCAGAAGGGCTCAGTCGAAAAAACCGAGTTTCTGTTTCCCTTTTCCTTGCTTGCCGTCCTTTTCTTCCTCTTCCCCGTTTCCTGGAACCTGTACCGGCGTGCTTTCCCTTTTTCCTATAATTGGCACATTATATTTGTCAATGAAATATTTGGGGTCTATTTCGAACCTGTCCAGTAACAGTTTCTCATAGGCAATTTGCTGTTCAGGTGTGAAATCTATACCCTCGTACCAGTCGAAATGATAACCATTGAGCGGGAAGCCATGCTTTATCATTTTGGGGATAAGCTGGAAGTTGATGACATCCCTCAATTTATCGGCATCCTTGCTGACAAGGTTCTTGAGCACCTCCAAATGCACCTCACTCTGTGAGAGGCTGCTGCCGTTCTCCGTCGTCATGGTTTCGGTGAGTATTCCTTTTGAAAGTTCTGAATTAGCCCGGTCTATGCGTTTGTCGAATACATTATAAGCATCTCCACGTGTGGATTCTTTGATCTCTATTTCGGTCCCTTCAGGAAACAAGGCCCAACCTGCCGCTCCCATCGAGCCCAGCATTTTCTCTATCCGGTCCTGTTCTTTCGGGTCGCGGCTTGTCGTCTTTCCCACTCGGAAGGGTATTCCGAAGATTTCGGAAAACATATCCCAGAATGCACATACATTTTTTTTAGGAATAGTATGTTGGGCACACTTCAAATATAATCCCAGATTATGTGTATCGCCCACCTCCACCACCCAGTCGGCCATTTCACTATTGCGATAGTCATAGCCGTTCTGCCATGCTTCCTGTTGCCGTATGACTATCACCCCGTATTCAGGGATTACATGGCGCCTGGGGACCAGCTGTACCTCACTGAAAGCCAGTTTTCCATCCACATTGATAACATCGCCCAGCTGAATGAGCGAATGCCCCCAATAGTGGCTGTCCAATGCCAGTTCCATAAAGGTCTTGAACCATGGAGCTTCAAAAATGGCTGTCAGTTCGGGATTTTCAACACCTTCCCGGTTAACAATACGGAAGCTCTTGTTCAGCACATATCCGCTACGTTGTCCCACACACCCGGTGAGGTGCATGTCCACTTCCACATCACCGTACACGTCGTATAGTGGTACCCGGTTGGGATATTCCACGTTCTTGGCGTATTGCCAGGCATTCCGCCATGTCCGCAGGTCTTTCTTCGTCAAGGCTTCCGTCTGCAGCTGCAGGTTGACTGAAAGTTTCGTTACCCGTCTAAGCTCGGAGGGATTACCGAGATTTACCCGGCCTATTCTTACCGGATTCTTTTTTTTGTAATTGTTGCCCATAGCTTTTCTTTTTAAATTTCGGTTTCCGTTCCTTACCAGATATACTCATTCCTCTTGGCCGAGCCATAACGGACAGGATTGTGGCAATCTTCCTCCCCGTCCTCTCCGGTAAGGGTAGGTATACTGGGGGTTACGCGCCCCGCCTGTATCTCTTTCAGATAGTCAAGCGCCGCGTTATAGCGTTTTTCACGCACTTCGCCTCCCATTCTCTGTGGTAGCGAGCATGCCATATGATAAAGGGCAATATCCACTGCACATCCCACCATCTCGGCGTCACGTTTTTCGCCTTCCATGGCAAAGGCCGTATCCACATCATAGCGTCCGCGCAAGGCGCTTGCTATACGCGAGAGGGCACGATTCTCAGCGACCCGGCGGTTCTCTTCAGAGTTCTGCTGCATGATCTTCAGCGCCTCCGGTCCGACTTGTATGTAATCCTTTTCAGTGATAAACATGATTTTGTATATAAATTAGGGTTTGTAATCTTACGTTTTTTTACCAGGCCTGTGAAGGTGGCTGGCGTAGCCCCATACGTGGGACAAAACTTTCTTCCCGTACCTGTTTCTGCAGTTTGTAGATAGCCCCTTCGTCAGCATCCGGCCCGTCGTCATGTGCACGACTTCCTTTCTCGAAAGCAAGTGTCTGCTCGATTCCGGTCTTCATGTCATTGTCATTCTTTAGTTTCTCATTATACCAGACAAAGCCTCTTTCCCACAAGGGGCTTACCGCTTCGATACGGGCGAATTTGTCGGGTTTCTTCCGCTTGTCAGCTGTAACGGGAACCTGGTAGCCCCGTTGGTTTCCCTCACGTTCGAACTCATCCAGTATGGTATCCTGCATGAAGTTGGCTTCCATATAAATGGTTACGGCTGCATCCTCGGGTAACATATCCCACAGGTCATACACCCAACGTACCATTTCTCCTACACTGCATTGGCGTACGAAAGCACGCAGGCAGTGCAGTTCCGTATGCTTGGCACTTTTCAGGCCGCAGCGGGGACGTCCCCAAAGTTTGGCGGCCTTGTAGTCGTTCTTGCTGCTGTCCTTAAAACTCGGGTCGATGTAAAGAACCAGACTCTCGTAATAACGGAGTTTAAGCATGCGTTTCCACTGTATCCACCGTTCCTGAAATACAGCCCCTTCGGTAATGGGATTGTGCATGTATTCTTTTTGGAAACTGCGATAACCCATAAATTTCTCGCGACTGCGTAACATTTCAATGGTATAGCATTCAGGCCAGGCGGGTTTCCCGTCCTTGCCTATGGCATAAACCGTACTGGTGTAAACAGTATCGCTGTCTATGATTTGCTGCAGTACGCTGTTTTTGCTGATGAGGTTTCCTACCATGATGAAACGTCCTTCTTTACCGCCGAAACAACCGAAAAGGGCTTCCTTGACCCATTTTGTCATCTCACGTACACGAGCCTCACTCCGACACATTTCGTCATCGTCAAGGTCATCCACTACGATATAGTCCGGACGCTTATCGCGAAAACGTAACCCGCGCGGTGACTGTCCGCGTCCGCGGCTGAAAAAGGCACATTGGTCCTTAGTGACAAATTCTCCTTCCTGCCAACATCCTGAGTTGTACTGTTCACCGAAGTCTTCAATGATGTACTGGTTGAACTGGAGTTCCGCCTGCAAATCGCTCAATAGTGCGTCTGCATTATCCTCGCTCTTACCTACCAGCACCATAACGTGCAGTTCTCCTTTAAACTTCAGCCATAACGGTATGGCCACATCCAGGTGCACCGACTTGGCATGTCCGCGCGGCCATTTGAATACGGCACGCATCTCCTTGTGTTTCTCTATGTAACGGGCCGCATCGTTATGGAACCCGGCATTCGGGCATTGACAGTAATGGCTCAGATAACGCTGGCAGAAGTATTCATAATCTCTCAGGGCGCGGATAATATTCTTTTTCCGTTCCGCCTCTGTCTCCGGCTTGCGTTTGGAAGTGAGTCGGAGTAGGCGCTGGCAGTGTTCATTCCAGCGTAACAGTGCTTCCTTTTTTTCTTCCGCTGTCATTATTGTTTAAATTTAACGCCCATGAATTCGCTGTGCATACGGTTGATAAGTATGAGCAGTTTGTCGTCTATCTCGGGATACTCATCCCGATGGGTTACCAGCCAGTTTTCAAACTCAATAAGAGTATCCACTTTGTTCACTATGGTGGTACTCAGGTTAATCTCCTTGATGGCCTTTACCGATTTGAGCAGTGAATCAGCCATCCGTCCGATGCTTTTCTCGTCACCGTCCGCCTTGTCAATGGCATCCCCCAGTTTGGAAAGCGTTCTGGAGGTTATCGCCTCTTTGCTCATCTCGCGTGCGGCCCGTTCTTCTTTCCAGCCTTCCGAGTTGATCCAGCGGCTGACCGACTGACGGCTTACTCCTGTAAGTTCCACGATCTGTACTACGGGCGTCCCTTTCATGTACAGGTGTTTGGCGACCGTTTTCTGTTTGTCCTTACTGTTTGCCATATTCTTTATAAGTTATCCGTTTATACCGGCAAAGTTGCAAAGTCCCCGGCTGCTTGCGAAAAAACGGGGCAATCCCTACAGACTATTACAGAGGGCTTACACACTTCCCTGCAACGGTTACACACTTTTTTGTGCGGTTATGGGCATAGCTGTAAGTTTGCGGCAAAATGAGACGAAAATGGGAAAAAGAATTACTATATCGACCGAGAGCCTGAACTGCTATGGTACCTGGGTAAAGACCGACGGTGTGGACTGCGGGCAATATCTGAATAATCCGGTGATGCTTTGGATGCACACGAGAGGTGTCATCATCGGTTGTATAAAGGATTTCAAGACAGAAGGCAAGGTGATGACGGGAGAACCGTATTTTGATGAGGTACGTGAGGAATCAAGGCTCGCAAAACAGCAATGGGAGAAAGGTACGCTCAAGATGTGCAGCCCTTATTTCGAGATACTGGAGTATAGCGAGGACCCCTCGCTGTTGAAACCCGGCCAGACACGCCCTACTGTCACAAGATGTAAGCTTATAGAAGTGAGTATGGTGGATATCGGTGGCAATGATGACAATATTGTCCGCTTGGGATACCAGGGAAAGGATTTGAGGCTGGCAGCCGGTGAGGAGTGCGACGCCTTACCCCTGCTGAAAGATAACAGCGGAGATTTTCCGCAAAACAATAATTCAAAAGAAAAGGAAAGTATGAACGCAGATTTTAAAGCTATCGCCCTGAAGCTGGGCCTGCCGGAAACGGCAACGGAAGCGGAAATCCTTGCCAGAATAGGCATTTTGCAGGGATTCCAGAATGCAAACGAGGAATTGCGCAAGCAGCTTGACGAAATCAAACTGGCAGGAGTGACGCAGATGGTGGATGACGCCATCAAGGCGGGAAAGTTCAATGCCGACAAGAAGGATCATTTCATCAGTCTGGGCAAGACCATGGGAGCCGACGCGCTGAAACTGACATTGGACAGCATGGCTTCCGCAACCAAGCCGATGCAGTTGTTAGGCGGTACAGGTAACACGCCGGGCGGTGCGGTACCCAAAGGACAATGGAACAAGCTGAGAGAGGTTCCGGAAGCGGAACTGAAACTCATGCGCGAGAATGATCCGGACAGATATCGTGCCTTGTACAAAGCGGAATATGGCATCGATTGCCCGAAATTCTAAGAGAGTGAGAAAAAGATTTCTAATTTAAAAATGTAAGAAAATGATTAAATTTATTTGTGGCATGCTGTTCAATATCCTCATGGGAGTGACTTTGGCATGCATGGCGGGGGTAGACCCTGCCTATGGAATGGTGACGGGAACGGTTGTTCCGGTTGTACTTGGTAACTTCATGCCTGCGGGCTCCGCTTTCGAAGGCGTCTACACAGAGGTTTGGACCGGTGAATTGGTAAAACGTCTGAATGCCGGGCTGGTGGCGAGTTTTCTGAACGGGATTCCTGACTATTCGGCCAAAGCCGAGAATGAGGTCATCCATCTGGTGGATGTAGGCGGTGATCCTGATGTGCTGATAAACAATACCACCTATCCGATTCCGGTCCAGAATCTCGCGGAAAGCGATATACCCATCGGTCTGGACAAATACCAGACGAAAGCGACCCGCGTGACGGATGACCAGTTGTATGCCATTTCATACGACAAGTTCTCCACCGATGTGGAACGGCACGGTAATGCCATAGATACGGCCAAATACAAGAAAGCCATCCATGCACTGGCTCCGTACAGCAATACGAAAACCACTCCTGTAATTCCTACTTCAGGTGAGGCGGACACTGCAGGTCGCAAGAAGATGACGCGCAAGGATGTCATCGCCCTGAAACGTGCTTTCGACAAGGCGGAAATACCTACCGACGGACGGCGCCTGGTACTTTGTCCCGACCACATCAATGACCTGTTGGAGGAAGACCAGAAGTTCCGCGAGCAATACTATAACTACACTACCGGCAAGGTGATGAATATGTATGGTTTTGAGATTTACGAATTCGTGAACTGCCCGTACTTCACCAATGCCGGCGTGAAAGTTCCTTTCGGTACCGCTCCCGGTGAGACGGATATGCAGGCTTCCGTTGCATTCTATGTTCCCCGCATGTTCCGCGCACAGGGTTCTACAAAAATGTACTACAGTGAGGCACGTATCAACCCTCAGACGCAAGAAAGCCTTGTTAATTTCCGTCACTACGAAATCACAATGCCCAAAAAACAGGAGGCTATCGGTGCTATTTACAGCTATGACGGCAAGACAGCACAGACTTCCAATGCTGAGGTGACGGCGGACAAGCATTGGGCACAGATTCGTCGCGAAGCCGCAGCAGCTGCAGCAAACGCTGCTGCAGAAAAGGGTGATCCTATCCCGGATGATGCAGGTGAAGAACTGGAGGTATAGTTATGAGCAGAGGTTTGCGTAACAATAATCCCGGGAACATCCGGCTCTCTGCCACCACTTTGTGGCAGGGGGAAATCCGCCCCTCGCGTGACAGGTCCTTCTGCCAGTTCCGTACGATGGCCTACGGTTATCGTGCCCTGATAAAGTTACTGCAGAACTACCGCCGTAACAACGGCTGCCGTACGATAGCGGACTTCATCAACCGTTGGGCGCCACCTGTGGAAAACAACACTTCCGGCTATATCAGCCGGGTGTGCCGGGAGATGCAGGTTCCGAACACGTATGTGCCCGATGTGAATGACCGGGTAACCATGTGCGCTCTTGCCGCTGCCATCTCACAGGTGGAAAACGGAGTACCGGCGGTGATGGCGGACGTGGAAGCGGGCTGGGAACTGCTCTGACAATTAATAACCCGTAATGATTTTCAGCCATGAATTCAGACCTGATCATGCAGATTCTCCAATGGCTTGTGCCAAGTGGTATTGCCGGTTCCCTCTGGGCATGGCTGAGACACCGGGAGAACAACAAGGTACTCGCCGCCAAGGAGCGGAACGATGCCTATAAGGAAATGTACGACAACCTGTCAGGAACATTAATAGACTTACAGAATGAGAACATTAAACTCTACAAGGCAGTGCGGGAACTTAACCGTACCATTCAGAGGGCTTCTACTTGCCGGCATTATGCTGACTGCCCTATCCGTAACGAGCTGCAGAAGTCCGGAGCCATTGGTACGGAACGAGTACAGCCGTATGGACAGCCTCTCGGGCAAAAGCGGGTTCGCTCTCCTGCAGCAGCCCGTTCCGCCCAGCGTGGCGAAGACGAAATTCCCAACGGATATGCTGGAACTGATTCCGGTGGGCACAGGCTTTAGCCGCCGCAGCGGGCAGGCTACAGTGAATGTCACCCGGACATCGGAAGACTCCATTGAAGTGACCGCCACCTGTGACAGCCTGGCCCGTCAGGTACTCATTCTTACCGAAGAGAACATGCGCATCCGTAACGAGCTCTTCAAGGAGAAAGAGAAACCGCCGCCCGAAGTGGTGCATGAGCCTACCGGCTTCCAGTGGTTCCAGATATGGATCGGGCGTACGGCCGTTGCCGCCCTTCTACTGGGAATACTCAGACGGCGATTTATTAACCCTTAAACTTAAAATAAACATGGATAAATTAATTTTCGGGATGTCGCAGGTCAAATTCTGCGGTGTCGAAATCGGCTGGTTCGACGAACAGGGTGTCACCCCTGCGGGTACCGCAGCTACCCAGGTGGATATTTATGCCGCCCAGGTAAAGGACGGTCCTGTCGGGACAATCACGAGCAATCCGGGCAAGAAAGCCTTTACGGGCAACCTGATTGACATGTCCGCCGAAAACCTTGCGAAGGTCATCGGAGGAACCAAGGACGACCAGGGCAATTGGGAACCGCCCGAGAAATGGGAGAAAACGGGTGTCATGGATATTGTCTGTGACAGCGGCCATACCATCCGACTGTACAAAGCGAAAGTAACCGGCAATGACTTCGGCGGTGGTGTGAACTCCCAGGGCGTACTCTCCATCCAGCTCAACATCGAGGTGATGAAGGATGAGGACGGCAAGCGGATGAAGATATTTGCTCCCGGTATCGATCCTGAAACAGGCCAGCCGGCTGAAAAAGCCTGACGCGTATGGAGCGTCTTGAGATAGAAATCCTCTCGGAAAGGGTAATGCAGGACGGTGGCATCTCGCTCCCCCTGCGTCTTCCCGGCGGGCGGCATATCCGCTGGGTGATGCGTGTCCCCACTTATGCGAGCCTGCTGAATATCGGCCGGATGTACCTTAAGCTGGGAGTCCGCTATGACGAGGTGAAAGGGTATGACTTCGAGCAGAAAGTGGAGCTCATTACCTGCCATGGGGTAAGCGTGAGCCGCATGGTGGCCTACGGTATCGTCCGGGGACGTATCCTCTCCCCGTTGCTGAACCGCCCCGTAGCCTGGATGCTCCGTCACTGGATGCACCCGGCCGCCCTCGGGGAAGCCTGGATAATAGTCGTGCGCACGCTTAGTACTGTCCCTTTCGGAAATATTATCAGATTGGCGGAGACGATCAACCCGATGTCTCCGGTCCTGAGCCACGAAAAAAGATAGAACGGGAGTTAAAGGGTTATATGGAACCTTCACATAGCCCGTTCGGACTGATAGGACAGATAGCCCGCGATACGGGCTGGAGCATAAGGTATATCCTGCACGAGGTGAATTATCCGACGCTCATGCTGATGTGGCGGGACTGCCCCAGGCACGTGCCTTCACGCAGAAAGACACCCGCCGAGCTTTCCCGGGAGATGTCCGCCCATGGTGGCAGAAGTGTCCCGGAAAACATGTCCCCCCTGGAGTTCTTCAGGAGTATGGAGAAAGAGGAATGAAAACTGTTTACCACATAATAAACCCTATAAGAAATGCAACCTATCAAGCTTGAAATATTCCTGGATGACAAGACGCTTGCCGGCATGAGGTCGGCCGAGGGCAACATAGCCGCCCTGGAGAGCTTCAACAGGCAGATGGTCGAACATCTGCAGGGGGAACTCAAACAGCTGGAGAGGCAATACAAACAGTTGCAGAAACAGGGCCTGGCAGGTGACAGGGAACTTGCCGACATCCAGGCGTTAAAGGGTGCCATCGGCGGGTTGAAGGAACAGCTTAAGGAATACGAGGCTGCCAAGAAACAGGCCGGTGAGACACCCCTTGTGGCGCATGACCCGGCGCCGAAACTGAACCAGGTCAGAATGACCATGGCGCAGATCGCCCGGGAACTTCCCTCACTGGCGTTGGGGCCGCAGATGTTCTTCCTGGCCATATCCAATAACATCCCGATGTTTACGGATGCCGTAAGCAATGCCCGCAAGGAGTATGAGCTCATGACGGCCGCAGGAAAGAAGGCGACCCCGGTATGGAAACAGGTGGCAGCTTCACTGTTCTCCCCGCAGACGGCGCTTGCCACCCTCATCACCCTTACGGTGATGTACGGTAAGGAAATAGGAGAATGGATAAAGGGACTCTTTGGCGGGAAAAACGCCATGGATGAGTTGCGTGAATCCATGCGGAAAACCTATGAGGTGGAAAAAGAGGCGAACGCCACATTCGTGAAAAGCCGTTTTGAGATGGACAGGGTAATCAAGTCCGTAAAGGAGTTCAAGGGAAGCAAGGAGGAGGAACGCAGGAAGGTAACCGAGCTCAACCGTACATACGGTGAGACATTCGGCTACTACCAGACATTGAGCGAATGGTATGATACGCTTATGAAAAAGAGTTCCGATTACATCGAGGTGCTCGTACTGGAGCAGAAAGCCCGGAAATGGCTTGACAAGGCTGTGGAGGAGAGTGATAAGGCCGACAAGCTGAAAGCGGAAGGTGTGGAAGCCCACCGCCCATGGTTCGGTGCCGGCGGTAAAATCCACAAGTTCTTCGGCGGAGGTTCCACCGACCAGTTCGGCAGCGACCCTGCTTCCGTAGCTTACAACAAAATGCTCAAGGACATCTATGATGCGGAAGAGGATGCCCTCAAACGTGCGGAAGAGTTTCAGGATAAAGCCGGCCGTATCAAGGAAGGGGCAAATATCAGTACCGTAATCTCCGGTTCGGTGGAAGAGCTGGAAAACAGCATAGCCGAAAAGCGTAAGGCGCTGAAGAAACTCACGAACAGGGAGGATTATGAGGCGGCCATGAAGGCAATAGAAGCCGAGGAAAAAAAGCTGGAAGCCATTACGGGAAAGAAAAACAAGAAAGGCGGCAAGGACGCTTCTGACTACCGGGATGAACTTTCCGATGCCCGCCTGCGTGCACAGCGCAAGCTGGAGGATGCCCGTATCGCCTTGATGGCGGAAGGCAGCGCCAAGCGCAAGGCACTTCTCCGTCAGGACTACGAGCAGACGCTTGCCGCTATCGACAAGGAAGAGCGGGAGCTGCTCTCCAAGCTGGAGAAATCGAAAAAGGCCGGTAACCCGGTAGCCCCCGGAGAGGCTGACCGGATAAGGCAGGACGCTTCCTCACAGCGTGTGGTTGCCGGCGTGCAGTATATGCAGGAAGTCTACGACGAGGAGAAACTGTTCCGGGAAAAGGACCGGCAGGCATGGATAGACTACAACAGGGAGTACGGCAGCTACCAGGAGAAACGGCTGGCAATCACACAGGATTACGCCCTGAAGATTGCCGCGGCCGAAACCGAAGGTGAAAAGGCCATGCTGAAAAGACGGCGCGAGGATGAACTGAAAGAACTTGATTTCGGGGAATTCAAGAAGACCGTCAACCTCGCTGATGTATTCGGCAATCTGGATGCACAAAGTACGGAGGCGCTCTCCGCACTTCGCGACAAGCTGAAGGAATACATCAGCGGAGCGGCCAGAGAGTTACGCCCGTCGGACTTGAAAGAACTGCAGGACGCACTGACGAATATCGACCTGAAGCTTGCCGACCGCAAGCCCTTCCGGGAACTAAAACGTTCGATGGATGAATACGCCAAGGCCCAGGAATCCGTCCAGAAGGCGCAGGAAGATTTGAACACCGTCATGGCGGGGGGAAAGGTCGTTGCCGGGGCATACATGGATGAGACGGGCAAGCTCGTCACCGAACTGCTTACCCAGGAGCAGGCGGAAAAGCAACTGGCTGAAGCCCAGGAAAACCGCCGCAGGAAACGTACGGCGATGGCTCAGAGCCTGCAGGGTGTTGCGGGCAAAATGTCATCCTACGGACAGGCGGCCGATGATGTTGTCGGCATGCTGGAGGAGTTCGGCATATCGGTAGACGAGAATGTCAAGCGGGTGGTAGAGGGTTTCAACACCATGTCGGAGGGTATCGGCCAGTTTGCAAACTCCATGCTCTCGGGTGACATCGGCGGCATGATAAGCGGCGTGGTGAATACTGCCGGCGGTCTTATAAAGGGGATCGGCAGCCTCTTCGGTGCGGACTGGGGCGGCCAGCGTTCCGAAAGACGCTACCAGCAGGCTAAGGAACGTTACGAAAGCTATATGGCGGTGCTTGACAAAGTCATCGCCAAACAAAAGGAACTGGTGGCTTCCATGGAGACCGATACGCTGGCGAATGCCAATAATTCCTATAAGAGAGCCGGCGAGCTCCTGCAGCAGCAGGAGGAATACGCCCGCGAAATGGGAAAGGCTTACCTGAATGCCGGGGCGAGCAAGGGTTTTCTCGGTATCGGCTCCAAGGCTTCCCATGGAACGAAGCAAAGGGAGGGCATATCCTCCACAGCCTGGGATCAGGCGCGCCAAGTTTTGGGGAATGACTTTTACAAGGTATCCGACGGCCGTATGACCGGCCTCTTTGACCTTAGCTATGAGAAACTGGTGGAACTGCGTGATGAAGCCACCGGCTTCTGGAGTGAACTGCATGAGGATACACGCAAGTATCTGGAACAGATCATCGAGAGCGAGGAGGCATGGCAGGAGGTGCAGGAGACGCGTAAGGAGGCCATGACGGGCATCTCCTTCGAGAGCGTGCGCAGCAGCTTTCTGGACATGCTCATGGATATGGACAGCAGTACGGCTGACTTCGCTGACAACTTTGAGAAATATATGCAGAGGGCCATGCTGAACAGCATGCTTTCGGAAAGCTACAATGAACGCCTGAGAAAGTGGTATGATTCGTTCGCCGAGGCCATGGAGGAGAAAACGGAACGACGGACCGGTCAGGGCAGACGCAGGCATAGTAAATATGAAGTGGTCACCGAAGCTGCCGGTGTACTGAACGGGACGGAGTATGACACGCTGAAGGAATCCTGGGAGTCGATTGTCAGTGACGCGCTGGCCCAGCGGGATGCCATGAAGGAGATATTCGGCTGGAAGGGTGATTCGGCGGATTCGCAATCCGGACGCAGCGGGGCTTTCACCACCATGACACAGGAACAGGGCACGCTTCTGGAAGGGCTGTTTACTTCGCTGCAGGACCATGCCAGCGGCATGCACAAGCTTTTGGAAGAGCTTGTCAAGTCAAGGAGAGAGGATCATGACCTGCTTGAAAGTATAGCCGAAAATACAGCCTACTGCAGGTATCTGGAAAGCATAAACGAGATTATGGAATATTTTAGAAACAGCGGGATAAAAGTGACATGACATGTATGATCTGACAGGATATATGACAATCAGCGGCAAGGATGCCTGGACGGAGTACTCCGCTTTCCTTTGTGAGGATAAACCGGAAGACGGGACGAACATGGCCGAACTGCTCAAGCCGCCCGAGATGAAGGAATATACGGCTGTGGATTTCAGGGAGCGTAACGGTGAGGAATTGCCGGAGCAACTTCCCCTTCCACGCTGCAAGGCCCGCGACCTTACACTGTATCTGGCTGTATACGCCTCTTCACTTTCCGAATGTGAGACAAGGCGGCTTGCCCTGATGCAGGCACTCATGCAGGGCTGGGTAACCCTTCGGGTAAAAGGGATATCCATGGAATACAGGCTTTACTACAAGGCTGCCACATCGGCCGATATCCTGACCGATGCACTTGACGGAACTGCAGTGGCCAGATGGAAAATCAAGTTCAGGGAACCGAAACCGGCCCCCTTTTAAATGATATTTAAAGACTGTTCGAATGGAGCTCAATATCTATAACCAATCCGGAGAACTGAAGCTGACCGCCTCGGTAACCTCATCCTCTACATGGAACCTCGAATTGATGAGAGAGAATGCACTCTCGCTTACCTTCACAATTCCGGTCTGTGTGTCGTTGCAGGTGAATGACTATATAATACTGGAAGGTGTAAGGTTCAGCGTGAAGAAAGAGTACAAGCCCCGAAAAAAGAACAGCCAGAAGTATAGCTATTCGGTAAAGTTCTATGCTCCCATACATGATGCCCAGCAGGTGGTATACCTTCACCTTACGGACGGCCAGTACGAACCTCAGTTCAGTCTTGACGGCAGTCCCCGGGAGCACCTGCAGAAATGGGTGGACAACATGAACCGTATTTACGGTGAAGAGCGCTGGCGTATCGGTGATGTGATCGATGCACCCAATCAAAATATAGAATATAGTAATACTACATGTTGGGATGCACTGGCATCCATGGCCGAGATTTTCTCGACCGAATGGTGGTCGGACGGCTTCTATATCAACCTGTGCCGTTGCGAGCGCGGGGAACGTGTGGAACTGGGATACGGGAAGGGGCTTACCTCGCTTACGCCAACGGAAAATAGCGATGACGTAAAATTCTTCACCCGACTTATTCCGCTGGGAAGTACCAGGAACATAGACCGCAGCCGCTACGGTTTCTCCCGTCTGCAGCTGCCGGACCGCGCCAAGTATGTGGACAGGAATACGGACTACGGGCTGTATGAACATGTGGAAGAGGATGCCTTTGCGGGTATCTTTCCTCATTATACGGGAACTGTGTCCTCTGTACGTTCACAGGAGAAGACCGGGAATGACGGCAAGCCCTTTACGGTCTATTATTTCAAGGACGAAGGTATGGAATTTGACCCATGCGATTATGAGATTGCGGGACTTGTCAAACAATTGTCTTTCCAGAGCGGTGAACTGAACGGGCGGGATTTCGAGGCAAACTATCACTCTGAAAGCGGGGAATGGGAAATCATCAACATCTATCCGGATGAAGATACGCAGTTACCCGGGGGAAACCTTATACCACATGCGGGTGACCAATATATCCCCTGGAATTTCCGTATGCCCGAAGCTTACGAAAAACAGGCCGAGCTGGATTACAAGGCGGCCGTTGATGACTTCCTCTCGTCATACAGCGAAGATATTACCAAGTACGGTGGTGATACTGACTACACCTATATCGGGAAACACTCCGTCCCCCTGCAGCTTGGACAGTCGGTAAGGCTGCTCAGCGAAGAGTATTTCCCCGGTATCGCTTACCGGGATACCCGCATGACAAAGGTAGTCCGTAAATTGGATAATTTGAATATTGCTACGATCGAATGCACGAACCGAGTCGGCAAGGGCTGGAAACGCAGTATGGAAAGTGACCTGAACGGGTTGCAGTACATTGTCGGCGGGCTGCTGGACCGATCGGTCATCGAGGTGCTTAAATCCTGGGACAATCGCTCGGCCAGTGAATACAACGTATTTTCCGCGCTGCGTTCTTTGAAGACGTTTCTTCGCAAAGACCAAGCGGATGGTACTTCCTTTCCCATGACTTTCGGTGACTGGGTCAAGTTCGGTGAGTTCCTTACCGGCATATCCGGTGGTTACATTGACAAGGACGGCAAGATGGAGATGGAGGAAGGCATTTTCCGCAAGCGTCTGTTTGTCCCGGAGATTGCCTATAACCGCGTGACCTACTTCAAGGGTCGTATGTGCGCCTCTCCCGGAGGCGGGTGTACGGTCAAGGAATGGACGGACAACGGTGACGGTAGTTATACAATCGTACCGGATTTGACTGATGCCGACGGACTGAGCCAGTTTGTCGATGATATACTTACTACGTATTTCGTTACCAAGTCACCTGAGGGTAAGTTACAGGGATTTGAGGAGATGAAGTTCCGGGTCACGTCTGCCGATTATACGGCCAAGACTTTTGTCATGGAACCGAAACCGGATACTGACTGGAAACCGGGTGATGCAATGGTACTTGCCCAGACGGGTAACTTTACGGACCCGGAACGGCAGACGTACATCCTTATCGATACGGTGGGCGGCAACAACTGCATTACTATCTTCGACCACGCCAATACATGGGATGTCGAGCCGGCACAAGAGATGTCGTGGATCGGTAAGAAGAAAGGCCGTACCGTACATGGCATTCCGGCTGATAACTACTCGGCTGTTTTTCGTCACGTCATTATGTCCGGCAAGATCTTCCAGGTCGATGACATCAGCGGCGAGGCCTTCCGGGTACCGCTATTCAAGGGGACGTGGAAAAAGGGTGAGAAGTATGCCTATTATGATGAGGTGAGCCACTCCGGCAGTTCCTGGATATGTGTCAATGAGAAAGGCTCGGGTACAGAACCGGCAGACGGCAATGCCGACTGGTTGAAGTGTGTATCTAAAGGAGACAAGGGAGATGCGGGTACCGGTATCACCAATTGCGGCGACTGGAAGACCGGCAAGCATATAGCTTACATGGGCATTACCAAGATGGCCGGGCGTGTGTTCCTCTGTATTGCTCCTGATGGTACCGACAATCCCCCCATGTGGACTGTCACAGACAAAGATGACAACCGTTTGTTGCAGACTCAGGATGGTGGTCAGACCTACGGGTATATCATTACCGGTGACCTGAATACGGCCGAATATGAGTTACTTGTTGAGAATGGTAAGGACGGTAAGGATGGAAAAGGCTATGAATGGATATTCTGCCATACTACCGGGAATGTGGCACCTCCTACGCCAGCCACCTCGCAGGTGGATGACTATGTGCCGGTTGGCTGGCATGATGACCCGATTGGTGTCAGCGAAAGCCTGCCATACGAATGGGCATGCTGCCGGACGAAAACGGACGGCGTATGGAGTGCGTTTACTCCGGCCGCATTGTGGGCCAAATGGGGCTTTGACGGTGAGTCGGCCATTATAGCCGATTTCGACAACGAGATGGAGAGTGTGGCGTTGACGTATGAGGGGAAAACCATTGAACAGACTGTGCTCAATACAACCGTCGGCATGTGGTATGGTACGCAGAAGCTGCAGCTCAAGTCCATTTCATGCGTGACCCCTGCAGGAGTCACAGAGAGCTACAATATCAATACGGGTGTGATAGCCTTCACCGTACAGGCCGGTGTCTCAATGCCTGCACGCTCAGAAGTCAGGATAACTGTTACGGCTACTATCCAAGGCACTGACATAAGTCGCGAACTGGTGTTCACTATCGCTGGTATACGTGCCGGCAGTCCGGGCAGTGACGCGGTACTGTATAGGCTGATACCTTCCGTTTCATCGGTAAGCATGCGGAAGGACGGCACCTATAGTGTAGCCGGTGTGTCATGTACACGTACAAAGTCCGTAGGTGGCAGTACTGCTGTCACTACTGACGGTGTACTGAAATACAGTAAGGACGGTGGTTCGGAGGTTGAGATACAGAACGGGACAGAAATCTCCCCTAAGAACTTCACAACGCAGCTGCAGTTCGTTTATTATGTCAATGGGCAGGTTGTGGACCGGGAAACTATACCCATGGTCGTGGACGGTAGCGATGGTGCACCGGGTGGTGATGGGGAATCTGTCAAGGCCGGCGGTGAGTGGAGAACCGCCAACACTCCGTATGCAAGGTTGACCGTCTGTACAATGGGGGGTAGTTCCTGGCTTTCCAAGGTTGTCACTTCCAATCCTCCCATGTGGACTGTCACAGACAAAGACGGCAACCGTTTGTTGCAGACTCAGGATGGTGGCAAGACCTACGGGTATATATTGACCGGGGAGGTGAATACCGTCGAATGGGAACGGTTGACTTCTGACGGCAGTATGGTATATCTGACAAGTACGGTCAGCAATATCCGGGTGAGCAATGCCGGGTCTTTGGTACCTTCGGCTTTCCGGGTGTATGCCAAACGGACACTCGGCAGCGCTACATTGACTTATCCGGACGGTTATATGGCCGCACGTGGTTACAGCAACGGGATATGGAGTTCTATTGCCGGTCCGTCGAGGGCTTCCGAAATTACGGTCAATGCTTCGGCCGGATATTCCACTTTCTCTGTGAGGTGTTACCAGAACCAGGCGGACGCTTCGGCATGGAATGATAATTTCATGGCAGAGCAGTCCGTAGGTGTCAGCTATGACGGGGAAACAGGCAGGACCGGTTCTGAACCGCGTCCAAGAGGCTTGTTTACCAATGGTAATACCTATGTGTGGAATGAAGATTACCATGACATCGTACTGGCCACATTTAACAATCGCACTATCCCGTTCAGAGTACGGGCATACGGCTCATCGGTGACAGTTGCGCCTTCCTCGATTGACGGTGATGCGAATTGGGAACCGGCGCAGCAGTTCCAGTTTGTGGCGACAGACCTTTTACTTTCCCGGCAAATTCGTGCTGATGAAATCTATACGGATGATTTGGTGGTGCAGAATGTACTGGCACGTGACAAGAAAGGGAATGTGACATGTAGGATTGACGGAAGTACAGGGGAGGTTACCCTTCAAGGTAACCTGTATTCGAATGTATCATTCAATAAGGTTATCGAAGATGGTGGGATGTTGACATCAGGGGCTGTTATTGTTAAGCATGGTATTTATTATGCTCCTGAAGTAGAACCGGGATATGCAGTTCTTGTAAACTGGACAGACCCACTAATGACAAGAATTCCAACTTACATTACGATAGAATCTGTTAGTGATAAAGTAGGCATAGCCCCGAGTGGAGACTTTCTTAATAGAGTTTCTTCATTAGAATTTAATTCTCAAGGAAAACATGGAAGTATTATTGGATATAACAAAGACGGTACAACAATATGGGCTGTATTTTGTGAAGATGGTGAATTGCGAATTAGTAATTAAAATAAATTGTATGAAAGTATTTTATGAAAGTAAATTAGCAAAGTGGCTGCTGTGGCAAGGCTACAGCACCATCACTTTAGGTTGTTTCGTTTTCACGAAGAAAAAGAAGGAGGAAATGAAGCAGCGGGTTCTTAACCATGAAGCTATTCATGTGAGGCAATGGGAGGAGTGCATGATTGCTTCGACGGCCCTGTTGACACTTGTTATGCTCCTTACAGGGTTCAGTGTATGGATGTATCTATTGTGCCCGTTGTGGTTCTATCTGCAGTACGGGTTGGAGTATGCGATTTCATACGTTTATCACTTATGCCGTAACCGATGCTGGGTGAATGTAGGTGATAAGGCTTACGGAAATTCAGCGTTTGAAATGGAGGCAAAATCCAATGAAATGATAGACGGATATCTTGATGTGAGGATACCTTTTGAGTTCTTCAGATATTACGGGAAAATATGATTTTTAATTTACAAAAACGAGATAATAATTAATTGTTAAATTGGGCTGATTTTCATAGTAGAAATGACGCCCCTAAAATGTACAAAGGTATATGGCAGATAAGAGAGAAAACGAAATGTCCAATGTTGATTCTGTGGATTATTTGAGGGCTATAAAAGGAAATAACAGTGTTTTATTGCCGATAAGTAAACTCATAGATCAAGGTGATGTAGTTGGTTACAAGGGATTTCAAGAGAATGACGATCTGAATAATTATAAAAGAAATGGAGTATATGGGCACTCTAATACATCCACATTGAATACTGTTACTAATAGACCTGCAGGAACGGTTGGAGAGGCCGTATTGTTAGTACTCTCTTGCAGTAATAACTATATATCTCAAATATATTTTAATATTACCGAGAACAGCATTTCTGTAAGGTTTTTAAATTATAATCAGTGGACTTCGTGGAGGAAAATATCTTTCATATCATAATAGTTTATTGCTGGGACTAAGTACCCAGCAATAATTCTATAAGATATATACCTGAAACGAACATCCGTCTATATAATTATTCTTAAGCAAAAACGTAGCATCACCTGTACTCAATAAGCAGAAACGTTCATCAGTATCATCGGTTGTCCACATATCATATCCTGAAAATTTCATAATAGTTCCATATCCGGTCGAGAACATTGCTTGTGCTCCATGTTTCGACGTTTCACATACGTAAATTAGTTTATATTCAGCCTTTAATTCAACAGTCTCCCCTTTGTTTAATATCCCACCCCAACATAAATTGCGTGGAAGGTTGCTATTAAAGTCTTTCAATGTCATTTTAGCTTGACCACCGTTCACATCTTCTACATATACATAATTTGCATCTGTCACCTGCTGAAACTCATTCATCTTCTTGTCTGCCATATCTTTGTACATTTTAGGGGCATCTAATATAAGTTTTGTCTACACAGATACTATCCTTACTTTTACGACAAAAATGATTTACGCTTACATTCGTGTTAGTACGGACAAACAAACTGTCGAAAACCAACGATTCGAGATTGAGAAATTTGCTCGTATCAGAGAGCTAAATATTGATAAGTGGATATCCGAAACGGTATCAGGAACAAAGTCTGCAAAAAAACGAAAACTCGGTCCGCTCATTAAGAAACTAAAGAAGGGAGATACCCTTATTGCATCGGAAATCAGTCGCCTCGGTCGTCGATTAATGGAGGTCATGTCTATCCTAAACACACTTATGCAAAAAAATATCACTGTTCTTACAGTGAAAGAAAAGTATGAACTGGGTAATAATATCCAATCGCAAATTCTTGCATTTGCTTTCGGATTATCTGCCCAAATAGAACGTGATTTGATAAGCCAGCGGACGAGAGAGGGGCTTGCCAGGCGCGTTGCCGAAGGACAGAAATTGGGTAGGCACAAAGGAGGACGTAACTCACATTATAAACTCACAGGAAAAGAGTCCCTTATAAAGACAATGCTTGAATATGGTTATTCTAAAGCCGCTATCTGCCGAAAATTGAAATGCAATCCTAAGACTCTTGATGATCATTTGAAAAGGATAGACTAATTTTCTGCTTTTTCTTCTATATTTGTAACCTTATAGAACCGCTGACAGATTTTTCTAAGGGGGAAATAATAAAAAGCCCCCGGCCTGTTAAAAAGTAACGCCAATCACTTCAAAAACAATACGCCTATAGCGCACGACCGGGGGCAATACCCTCTTTCGCACTATAGGCGGTTTTTATTGTTGAAATGATTGGCATTGCAAAGATAAGAATTTTTATTGTATGAAAGTGATTGAACTATTAAACTTTAATCGAGAACTGTTGAAAAGGCTTCAAGCAGCGGGTATCCGTTTGGAGGATGCTTACTACATCGACCTATACGCTGACTATGCTCGTCTTCTGGAACAGGGTGAGAAAGTCTCGTATACAGTGGCCGTACTATCTGAAAAATATTCGGTTAGTGAACGCAAAATTTACACTTTAGTGAAACGATTCCAGAGTGATTGCAAGACCCTTACAATATGAACGGTTCGCTTCGGATTGAATGTATAATTCACTGCATGTATCTTACAGCGGAAAGCACCTATGTTTTCCGCTATTTCTCATTGCTTTTGGAGAACTTCGCAACCGTTTTTAAGCAAAATGAAAATGAGAAAAATGTATTTATCTGCCCCGCTTCCTTTTGTGGGTCAGAAACGCATGTTTGCGAAAGAATTTATTAAAGTGTTGGGACAATTTCCAAACAGCACCGTATTTGTGGACCTATTTGGCGGATCGGGTTTGCTATCACACATTGCCAAATGTGTCAGGCCCGATGCCACCGTCGTGTATAATGATTTCGACAACTACCGTCAGCGGCTTGCGAATATCCCGAACACCAATGTGCTGTTATCTGATATACGCCGGATAGCTGAAAGGGTACCCAGAAACAAACGTATAATCGGAGAAAACCGCGATAAAGTGTTCGCCCGTATCGAAAAAGAAGAGAAAGAACGTGGTTATGTGGATTATATCACTCTGTCCTCATCCCTTCTGTTTTCTATGAAATACGTGCTCAATCTGGAAGGTATGAAGAAGGAGACACTTTACAATGTCATCCGGCAGACTGACTATCCAGAGGCGGTAGACTATTTGGAAGGACTCACTATCACCTGTAAAGACTACAAAGAAGTATTTGAATGCTATAAGGATGTTCCGAATGTAGTGTTTCTTGTGGATCCACCGTATCTTTCCACTGAAGTGGGAACCTATAAGATGTACTGGTGCCTGGCTGACTATCTGGACGTACTGAACGTGTTGAAAAGGCATTCTTTCGTGTACTTCACTTCGAACAAATCTTCCATCTTAGAACTGTGTGATTGGATGGACCGTAATCCATTCATTGGTAATCCTTTCAAGGATTGCCGAAAGATAGAGTTTAATGCACACATGAATTATAACTCTAAGTACACAGACATAATGCTGTATACAACACCAAAGGAAGGACAGAGTATGATATCATGA